TTCTACACTTCTTCTACTTCAGAAGTATTTTGGGGGGTATGTATATACCAAACTACTCGCTCGGATGTCCTGAAGGGTATAGATATGAAGGTACAAAAGATGGTTAGTTTAGATGAAATTACGGCAAAGATAGCCCAAAGGATGGGTAACTTTAGTCAATGGGTGAGAATGGGCCTCAGAAGTTACGACAATGGCGAGGATTTAGCAACGGAAACCATGCGTCGTATCAAGTGGGCGAAGGTCGCAACAATATTAGCAGCCACAATTGTTGAACATTCTATCGAACTCGATGAGAATTACAAAGGATCCATTGAAGAATTAATTGCTTCAGCAATGAAAGAGGTTCAGAAGCAAACATCGTTGAGGGATTTTGAATGAATCTGTGGATGGACCTAGTACCTGAAGAATGGTTTGAGTTCAAACACACGATTAACTCACATCCATTTTGTACAGAATGCGATTTGTATGGGGAAAAGCAGTGGTTGCTTGACGATGAATACGAGTGTGTAATGATTAACGCCCCGTGGCCAATGTTCCGTAATCAAGACCGATGGATTTGGATGTGCTTAGAATGCTTTCATGGCGAAACAGAAGGCGACTACTATGAATTAACCATGTTGTTAGAAGAAGATTACCAAATGGAATTCGATAATATCGAACAAAACCCATATGGAATGGGATAATTAATTCGATTAGAGTTTGCGATTGGAACCGGCTAGTTTGTGGGCTGCTCGAACCGCGCTTCTGAAGCCGTTCTTTTTCCATTCCCCGTTTTTCTTTTTGTAATCAGGTGAGACTTTCTTGAATGCTTTAGAATATCTTTTTGAATATGCTGAGGCTTTGCGAGGTTTCTTTACTTCGATAGCAGTATCGAGTATTGCAGGTGTTGAACCCATTGCCATTTCACGCAATGCTTCGTATTCTTCTAGTGTCAATGTTACTTCGGCCATGTTATCGCTTCCTCGTTAATGATGCTGCAGTAATTCCAACCGCGACTGCAGACGCTTTTGCTACGATCCCTGGGCGAAACAATTTGTTGATTGGATTGTTTGCATATCGAAGAGCAGCAACTACGAGTTTCCTATCCGCTTTTGCACTGCATCCCAAACTGTTTGAGCAGTCTCTATCATGAGAACGACAAGCGCAATCAAGCGCATCCTTACAAGGGGCGCTAAAATCAACACCAGCAGCATTGGCAGGTTGACTCTTTCCTTGAGTCCAATTAGGTCCACACCAATCGCCGTGAATCCTCACCACGTTAAACCCTCATTGTGATAGTAATTCGCTTTGAACTAATGCTGCATATACTGAAGCATCTGCACGTGCTCGATAACCATACACTTTGCAGTTAGCACCCTTTGCAGCAACTTGTCCTGAACCTTGTATCTGAAGGAAGAAGTCGTTAGTTGCAATGATAGCAATGTAGTCTAGAGAAGTTGGAGGGGTTTCCATCGAAGCCGTGTCCATGTAGACTGCTACTAATGGATTCGAGTTATCGAGTACCTGAATCTTTTGAGCCAATACTGAAGACGAGTTAAACAATGGGAAAGAAGCCTGAGTTGTATTGGTTAAAGAAAAGGATAGAGCAGAACGAACTCCTGCAACGGATTCAGGGAAAGTTGGATCCATGTCAATCGCTTGTACGACGAAAACTTCATTGTCAAGTGGATTAAGTTGTAAATCTACTCTTTGTTGTGTAAAGGTATTAGCACCGGTTTCGACTGCTCGAGCACCGATGGTAATTAGGCTGGATGATTGTTTTAGACCCTTAGGCATAACATCCCCAAGCATCCACAGTGTATAAACTAAACCTAGTGTACTTTCTACACCTCACTTATATCTTCGCGAGCGAAGCGAGCCAATCAGCCTTATCTATTCCCGCCCAACCACCCTTAGTAACTACCCCCCTTATAGGGTATCTAGTAACTTTTCTACACTTCTTCTACTTCAGAAGTATTTTGGGGGGTATGTATATACCAAACTACTCGCTCGGATGTCCTGAAGGGTATAGATATGAAGGTACAAAAGATGGTTAGTTTAGATGAAATTACGGCAAAGATAGCCCAAAGGATG